ATGGAATGTAGAAAACAAAAAGCAAGACAATGGCAAGTAAGACTACAAGAAGATATAAGAGTAAATAAAAATGCAAAGTTCGTGACGTATACGTTCAGCGAAAGAGAGTTACAGAAATTAGATAACGAAATAAAAGGATTAACAGGATATGATAGAGATAATGAAATATGCAGACTAGCAGTAAGAAGATACACGGAAAGGTGGCGAAAGAAGTATGGGAAAACATTAAGGCACTGGTTAGTGACAGAATTGGGACACCAGAACACAGAAAGAGTGCATATGCACGGTATTGTGTGGACAGACGAAGTGAAGGATATCAAAAAGATCTGGAAATATGGTTGGGTGTGGATTGGAGACTATGTGAGTGCGAAAACGATAAACTATATTGTGAAATATGTAAATAAGGTAGATGAAAAACATAAAGAATATAATAGTAAAATATATACAAGTAAAGGTATTGGACGGAATTATATGGAGCGACGAGATGTCGAAAGAAATAAGTATAGAGCAGGAAAAACTATCGAGACGTACAAAACAAGACAAGGAGTTGAAATAGCCTTACCGATATATTATCGGAATAAGATCTATAAGGATGATGAAAAAGAAGCGTTATGGTTAGAGAAACTAGATGAAGGTGTAAGATACGTTAATGGAATAAAAGTAGATATAAAGGAAGGAGAAGAAGAATATTATAAACTACTAAAGCAAGAACGAATGAGAAATAAACGCTTAGGATATGGAGATGATAGTAGGAACTGGGAATTAAAGAAGTACGAAAACGACAGAAGAAACTTGAAGAAGTTAGAAAGGATACAAAAACTGTATGGGGTGAAACCTATTAATGAGCCACAAATGTAAAATTTGTTCCTCAAAATAGGGATATTAAAAAAAAAGTGTATATTAGCACGTAGAAACCCGTGCTAGGGGAGGGATAGATCGACAAAATTTATTATACATAGTATAAATTATAGGACAAAATCGATTTACGAAGGAGATTCGGAGTAAAAGTAATAGAGAAAATTGATTGAATATTAATACAATAAATAAAACCTATGAAAAATCAAAATTTATTAGTAGACGACAACGTCGAGTCAGTAAAAAGACGATTAGAAACAACTTTAGGCAATATTAAATTTCAAAAAGGTCAAGTATTTTGGGACGATATAGAAAAACTAGAGCATTGTATTAAGACTTTAGAACACATGAGAACAAAATACAAACTACTAAAGATTAAAAAAGCAAAAAACTTTTGGGAATGGTACAAACTAATAAATAAGTACTATGGGTAAAAACAGAACGCAATTCGAACACATGATAAGACATAGAAAATCAATAATATGGTTAACGAAAAGTCAATATGTGGATGGTGAAACGGGAGAAATAATAATTAAAGAACGAGTAAAAAACGGTGAATATTATAAATTAAATCAACAAATAAACTATGAAAACGAAGGAAACAAAAGAATCAAAACAATCACAACAGAATGTAAAAGAAGTAGCCAAAAAAGGCTCTTCTGAAACAATTAGTAGAGAAGATGTAAAAGATAGCCCTTTTACAATAATTACAATAGATGGAAAAAGCTTCGGTACGATGGGAGACTATAGAGTGACCCAAGAGGGCACGCTAAAAGAAATAAAAAAGCAACTAAAAACAATAACATGGAATAGAATAATACAAGTAATAATGTTGCTAGATGAGATGAAAAATAACCTAAAAACAAATAAAAAATGAAAACAGAAATTGGAGGGGATCGCTTAGGATCCGGAAACAAAGAGGCAGTAAGCCTAAAAAATTACAGCAGAAGTACGCATGACTTGGGGTATATCTGGAGAAGTAGTATGAGTAGCGGAACACTAGTACCGTTTATGAGTGAGGTAGCACTACCAGGGGATTCCTTTGACATCGACTTAGACGTGGATGTAAAGACGTTACCAACAGTAGGACCACTGTTTGGAAGCTACAAGGTACAATTAGACGTGTTCCAGTGCCCTGTAAGATTGTATCAGGGAAAATTACATATGAACATGCTGAATATAGGAATGGATATGAGCCAAATATTATTGCCTCAGATGAAAATGTATAGTTATTACGATGAAGATAAAGGAGATAATCAACAAATAAACAGTAGTAGTATATACTCATATTTAAATATGAGAGGGTTAGGACGAAATGTAGCAGGACAAGATTGGCAAATTAGAAATTTTAATGCAATACCATATTTAGGATATTGGGATATATATAAAAATTACTATGCAAATAAACAAGAAGAGCGCGGATATGTAATACACGCAAGTGAATGGGATAATGGATGGGACACATTTAGCGCAAATGTGACATCTGGTGGAGTAACAACGGACGTATTGGATACAGAAGTAGCAGTAAGTACAGCAGCATTTAGTGGGTTTCAGTTAGTAATAGTAGGAAAATGGCAAGCAAATGACGTAGGAATGTATGGAGAGCCAGACTTAGATGAAATAAAATTAACAGTAGATAGTCTATTAGTGCCAATAACAACATTGTTTGGAAGTGTAGTAGTAACAGATGGAGATGTAGAAGGGAATATAGTAATAACATGTACAGATTGGCAAAGTGTAGAAGGAGCGGCTACAGATATAGAATATGTAGACCAAACGATAAATAATACAATAGAAGTAACAGAAGGAAGACCGCAATTAACAGAATTTCCGTTGGATAATATAGATGACATGAGAATGGATATTCTAGAAGCGGTAAGAGATACAACAGCGTTTGAAGTAAACTTAAGTAGTGAAGCACCGTACGGATTAGGGTTAGGATATGAAGGAACAAGTGTAGGAAGTGGAGATGCAAAATTCTATAAGCTAGCAAGCCAAGAAGGATTAGGAATTAAAACATATCAAAGTGATTTGTTTAATAATTGGATAAGTACAGAATGGATTGACGGAACAAATGGAATCAATGAAGTAACGGCAGTAAGTACAGCAGGAAATGAGTTTACGATAGACTCGTTAAACTTAGCAAATAAAGTATATAATATGCTGAATAGAATCGCAATAAGCGGTGGAAGTTATGATGATTGGTTGGATGCTGTATATACGCATGAAAGAAGTAAAAGCTGTGAAAACCCAATGTATATGGGGAGTCTAATAAAGGAATTAGGGTTCGAGGAAGTAGTAAGCGTAGCAGATACAGAAGTAGGTGGAGAAGAGCAACCGTTAGGAACGTTAGCAGGAAGAGGAAGATTGACAGGTAAAAACAAAGGTGGAAAAGTGAAAGTAAAAGTAGATGAACCGAGTTATATAATCGGACTAGTAAGCTTAACGCCAAGGATAGATTACAGCCAAGGAAATAAATGGGATACAAATCTGAAAACAATGAATGACTTGCATAAGCCGGCATTAGATGAGATTGGATATCAGGATTTAATAACAGATCAAATGGCGTGGTTTGATACAACAACAAGCAATGTTGGTGAAGTAACATATAGTACAGCAGGGAAACAACCAGCGTGGATAAATTATATGACAAATGTAAATCAAACAAGAGGAAACTTCGCAGAAGCAAATCAGGAAATGTTTATGACATTAAACAGAAGATATGAGCAAGGACTAACGGGAATACAAGATTTAACAACGTATGTGGATCCAAGTAAGTATAATAACATATTTGCACAAACAAGTCTAGATAGCCAGAATTTCTGGGTACAAATTAGTAACAAAATTACAGCACGAAGAAAAATGAGTGCAAAAGTAATACCAAATCTATAAGAAAATGGGATATAAATATAAAAAAGCAGTAAAAAGTCAACTGAAAAGTGTTGAGTGTGTAGAGGGTGAACCAATAGAGCTGAAGATCGAAAGGATAGTTAGTAATAAGGAACCAATTACAGATGGAGCGCCAAGTATATTTACGGAACGTAAAGATGGTGTAATAAGTGCGTATAATATTAGGACGGACAGGTGGGAAATAGCTAGTGAAGCTATGGATAAAGTAAGCGGAAGTGTACAAGCGAAAAGGGATGCTAAAGCGAGTAAAGCTAAAGCAGAAACTAAAGTAGTAAAGTTAGAAGTAGATAAGAGCGCAGCTCAGTCAACAGAAGGCACAAAAGAAGCTTAAAAAATTAAAAGGGGGATGTAAAGGTATTGGGATGAGTAACGGACAAGTGCCGAGAAAGTTAGCAAAGTTAAATGTGTAGACCGGTGAAAACTAAACGTGAAGCATAGGAAATAATACAATCAAGTCCCCCTTTAATTAAAGCAGGTGGTACGCATCTGTTCTTATATATGAACTGAAGGTATATCGCTTTGAAAAAGCGCGAAATAAAAATAAATAATAGAAATTATGTTAGGAAAATTAATGGGTGTAGCACTAGGAAATGCAGAAACACGAAGAGGTAATAAAGTTGAAAGAGGAATGATGCAACAACAATATCAAAATCAGAGAAATCTAAATCAACAAGGACATGAATTACAAATGGATATGTGGAATAAAACAAACTATGGAGCACAGTTACAACATATGAAAGATGCAGGGTTAAACCCAGGATTGATGTATGGTATGGGTGGCGGCGGCGGAACAACCGCAGGAAGTCAAGGCGGAGGAAGTGCAGCAAAAGGAAGTGCACAAAAACAAATGGGAATAGAAGGATTAATGGCAGCAGCACAAACAGAATTAATAAACGCTCAAAAGAAAAATGTAGATGCAGATACACAAAACAAAAAAGATCAAAACCCAAATATTGGAAAACAGGGAGAAAATTTAGATGCGAATACAAATTTAGCAAAACAAAGTTTAGATAATAAACTAGAAGAATTAAGAAAACAAAAACTAGAAAATGATCTAACAGAAGATACATACAATAGTAAAGTAATAAAAGCAGAAGCAGAAGCTAGCAATGAGTGGTTAAAAGCAAATTTAACAGCAGCAACAACAAAAAAAACTGAAGCAGAAACAGAAGCGATAAGACAAAAATTAGTAATAGCGTGGGAACAATTAAAAGTAAATAAAGATAATGCTGATACGGGAAGATATAATGCAAGAACAAACCAAAGCAATGCAAAAATAAATAAATACAAAGCAGAAGCAAGTGTAATATTACAAAACGCAGGACTAGGAATACAAGAACAAAAATTAATAATCGATGGATTAGGGAAACTATTAAAGTAATGTGTTTATATCCGAAACTGATAAAGAATAGGAAATATGTAGCGAACAAAAAAAATAAGGGAGTAATCCCTGAAGCAGTAGATAAGCGGGTACTGTATGTACCCGTGGGCTGTGGAAAATGTATGGAATGTAGAAAACAAAAAGCAAGACAATGGCAAGTAAGACTACAAGAAGATATAAGAGTAAATAAAAATGCAAAGTTCGTGACGTATACGTTCAGCGAAAGAGAGTTACAGAAATTAGAT